GTGTCCACTGCGTACCTGCAGCCGTTCGTCACCAACGTTTTCTCTGGAGCACAAAAGATGTTCCTCCTCTACGAAGATGAGGATACCTCTGTCGCGGCCGTAACCGCTGGCATGGCGACGTTGAATGGTGTGACGATTGCAGGTTTCGCCAAGAAGTTCAGTCGCCTCTGTGCATCGGAGAGCCGTCGTTACCGGACGGTAGAGCAGGTCGCAAAGGACTTTATGGCGGCTGTTCGTCAGGAGTGGGAAAAGCAGGTCAACTACCAGAATTGCCCAGAAGAACAGAAGCCCTATATGCCAGACGTTCAATTTATTGTCGGTGGCTATGGAGCAGACGATGAGACGAGTAAGGTTTACAAGATATTCGTCAAAGATTTGACGATCGAGGAGCAGTTTCTTTGGCAGACACGCTCAGGCGCGTGTTTCGGCGGGCAGTCTGATTTTGTAGAGAGGCTTCTTGTTGGGGTGGATGGCAGAATTGTCGAATCTGTCAGTGGAGTGATAAATCGCGAGATCGAATCGCGCACCCGACAAGCGGCTCAATCGGTGGTTGATCAGCTGCTGGCCGCAGGTGTCAATATCCCTGAAGGCTTCACGTTCGAGGCGCCTCAAAGAGAAATGAATCTCCCCTGGTGGGATTGCGTTGCAGATATTGACTTTGGAAATCTCCCAACCCAGTATGCAGTTGAGCTAGCTGAATTGCTGGTGAACTTGCAGTCAGGGATGCAGCGGTTCGCCAACGGTGTAGCTACCGTTGGAGGAAGAACCCACATTGGTGTGCTCAAGAGAGGCGAGAAATTCGCAATGCTCAATGAGCCAAAACTGGTTCACAACCATACGGGCTATTCACATGACCTCTAACTATCGTGACGTTTCTGGGCAGATCGGCAGATCCAGCCAAAATGACCGAAATAGTCGCTCACGCCAAATTTCCTGTTCGGATAGGAGCGGGGCAATCCCATCCTCTCAAGACATAAGGCGCGCCCCCTCTGCGCCAACCCAGATTCGTGACTGCATAGGCACCTATCGAAACGGTCTTATCGCCGTGGACTAGAAACCTAGCTGAAACCCCGCCTCGGCGGGGTTTCCATTTGTATGCAAGCGCTTGCTCTCAATCAGCGCTCTACCTCGTAGACGCCCCGCACGGTTCGCCATGACCCCATTCAAAATGGGTAGTCTACACGCCGCCCGCCTCCGGCAGCGGATACCTGGCCTTGATCTCCTCGACCTTGGCGACCCAGGCAGAGTAGTTCGGTTCCACGCCGGCCTTGATAGCATCGAACTCGGCCTCGGTCTTGAGCGGGTCACTCTCTAGACGGTAGGCATTCGCCCGCGCTGCGGCGGCGGCATCGCACTCAGCCTGCCAGCGTTCTTGCGCCTGCTGTTCAGCGGTCTTTAACTTGCTCCAGTCGATCATCGCGGTAACTCCACCGGGCCGTCGGCCTCGATCAGCAACGGTTCAGGGAAGCGAGCAGCGGCACTGGCATCAGCGGCCAGCGGGAACCGCAGGATCAGCTCCAGCCGGCCGGCACGTCGCAGTGCAGGACCAGCGAACCACTCCGACCCGATAGCCTCGGCCGGCAGTTCACCACCGTCCGGGAGCGGTGTGAAGTCGAACACCTGGCCGTTCACGGCGAGCACATCGCCAGCCCTGCTCAGCGACAGGCGCTCGTCGCTGCCTGGCAGTGGTGCGTACGGTGACAACTTGATGATCATCAGAACCATCTCCCTACCAAAGTGAAAATCAAACGATTGGTGGCCAGTGCGTCCTGAAGGATGAAGAACAATGTCGAGCCGTTTGCATAGGCAACTTTCAGCCCGTTTGCCACAGAAGGGTTGCTCACATGCGACGCCCAACTCACGCTGACACCGGTGGTCCAATTACCCAGAAATGCAGCCGGCAGGGGCAGTGATATAGACGTACCTGGCTGCTGACTACCGTCGCCCAACAACGTGACTATGCATATTTGCGTTCCATCAGCGAACCGCACGAACTCACCGTTCGCATTACTACCCCGCTGGATCACTGCGCCAGTTGGCACCCCGCTCGACTGCGAAACCGAGCCAAGGATGCTGTCTCGCGAGTACAAAGCCCCAGTTGAACCCAGGGCAGCTCTAACTGCAGCACTCCCAAGTCCAAGGGATGTGCGAGCGCCAGCAGCGGTTGCAGCGCCAGTACCACCCAGGGCAATCGGCACCGTGTCGCCATCGGAGAACTCGCGGAGGCTGCCATAGCCGTTTCCGTCGGCCTGGAGTTTCGTCGGGCGTACATCAGCCATTGAAAAGCACCTGCAGGTTGAGAGTTGCGCCGCCGGCGGTGTACGCCGGCAGTTGGCCGTCAGGGTTCATCGTGAGCCGAAGCATGGAGCCGTCGGCGAGATAGCCCGGCACAGCCGCAGGGATGCGGACGTTCATCGGATAGGCCACCACCACACCCGCGCCATTGGTGACGAACTGGTCGTAGCCGGTGCTGCGCCGGACGAAGTAGATCGCGTTCGGCTCCAGGGACGCGGGGAGTTGCGCCACGACCTTGTGGGTCTGGAGGACGGCCATTACCAGGCCGTCCCATTCCACTCGGCCGGGATCGGCTGGCCGTTGAAGCGCACCAGGCCGCCGTCTTCGCTGAACTTGTCGAGCGTCGACTTGTTCGCGCGCGTGTGCGCCTGAGAAACGGCGGTGTCGATCTGCGCTGGCGTCGACGTCGGGCGCCCGTTGATCGCGTCCCAGTTGAGCTCGACGTCCATCGACTCATACTCGGCCACCTTCAGCCAGGCGCTGGTCGCAGGGTTCCATGCGTACAACGCAGCGCCGGATTCGACTGTCGAGTCGGCGGAAGCGTCTTGAACCAGAACGAATATCGCCGACTCCGGCTCCAGAGCGTCGCGCGCGGCGATATCCGCAACGAACAGGATCGGCGCGCCGGTTCCGGGTAGGCTGGACAGCGCCTCGTTGATCAGCGCGTTGATCATCGCGCTGTTACCGATCGAGCGCGCCACTCCGGCGCTGTTCGTCAGGTAGGACTCCGAGTAGCTGCCGTTCTCGACGAAGTAGAACGAATCGGGTTCCAGCGTACCCGGCAGGGTCGCCACTTTGAAAAATCGAATCTGGGCCATGTCATCACCAATCAGTCGCGCCCCATTGGGCACCGTCTACGCCATCCCTCCCGGGAGGCCCTTGGTCACCCGCAACAACCACAAGCACATCGGCCGGCGGCGTCACGGTGACCGCGTATTCCTGCATCTCGCTGAGCACAAGCGGCTCGCAATCAACCTCGATCGCCAGCGCCCAGGGCTCGGCGGTGTCATCCATCGCACCCTCCCCCACGGCTCACAGTGATCGGACCGCTGTAGTAGCGATGGACCGTTCCATCCGGGTATGTCACGTCCACGTCGTAGACCGCCGCCGACCATTCCAGCGCCGCGGTAGCCGATGCCGATATCTCGCGCGAGATCGTTCCGGCGCCAGCGATCTCAAGGCCGGAGCCGAGCGCCAGCGTCATCAGCACAGTCCCGCCTGGCGCGTCGCGGATCTGCATCCGTACCTCGGCGCCAGCCAGGTCAACGGGTGGCTGGTAGATCAATTGCCCGCCCACAGGCGCCAGCCCAACGGCTGAAAGCAGGTTGATCTCGACGGTGTTGTCGTCGATGGACGCGACCCGGTGGGGCAATTGCCGAAGTCGAGCGCGGTTCAGTTCGGGCATGCCCTGGACACCATCGATCCAGGCCAGCCACGTGCCAGGCAATCCGTGCCCAGGGATGGTCAGCCGGACGGGAGCAGCCGGCGCGATCTGGGTGATCGGCCGGTAGACAAGGCTCGGTTGCATGATCCGCATCGTGTCGCGGAACGTCGCCCCTTTTTCAATGCGCAGGGGTACACAGGCCGGCGTCATGCGGCTTCTCCTTTGGAAGGAATCAAACGTAGGAATAGAAGGCGTTCGGGTCGTTGCGTATAGCGTCGCCGGTGATTGGGTTATATGCGCCCTTACTCCAAGCCTCGAACTGGATGCCTGAATACGCACCAACATCTACGTCAACCTGACGGGTTCCGTGTACGCCATGCGGGGTGAATGCAACTCCGGCAAGCCGATAGCGCTCATCTGGAGTTCCGATAGCGCTATTTCGAACCGCTATGATGCCCAACATCTTGTTGGAGTATCGCTGGACTGGCCATGCGTATTGGGCAGCAAACGACGAAAGATATCCGTCGGCCGCGATTGGAAACACATGGTAGCGAGAGCCCCAATTCAACCCTCTCGCGTAGGTATCTCCCACGTCTGGCGTATAGATATTTTGATCTTGCAGAGTTATCGGCCGGGTACCAGTTGCGACTGTTTGCCCGCTGATGCTATCGGTTATGTTTGCGGTCCCAGGGCCACCGTCATTGTATATTGGCCCCGATATTTCGACTTTATTTCGCAGCGTCTCCAACACCTCTCCTGACGCAGATCGCAATCTGTAGTCAACCACCCAATCGTCCGTTTGATTGAATGCAACATGATCGCCTGCCGCACTTGCTGCGCGCTGGAGAGAATGAGAGACAGATACCTCGATATGTACGAACTCAAGATCTCCTGAAACTCCGTACCAAGCGGCAGCAATCGACTCTGCCCGCAGAGTCGCCGTCCATGCCCCCTGAAGCACCCTTGTATCCACAGGAATGCCAGGGGGATCGCTTGTTCCCGAAACGTAAGAGCCGCTCGCACTGTCCCACCAGAACCGCGTATGAGTATCCGGGTCAACGTCCGGCTTACTGCTGGACAACGTTGTAAACTGGACCTGACTCCACGTAGCCACGACAACCAACTCAGCTTGAAATCCGGACGCTCCGCTTGGGCTAATGCGCACCTCCACCATGCCGCCGGCAATCACCGTTCCGTCAACAGTTTCTTGATAGTCGACGCGGAACACTCGGCGCGTTCCGTCGTGATTTACATCTAGGACTTGAAAAGACATACCTGCTGGCTGGACGGGGATACCCAGCGCAGAAGGCGCAATGGTGTTGCTTGTAATCTGCCCAACGAATCCTGTTACACCATCCCGAATAGAGCAGATTGCGGAGGCTGTTCCGAGAAATGAATTGAACGTAACCTCAACGCCGCAACGGACGGTGTACCCACGGATGAATGCCGGCTGGAGTGATACCCCTCCGTATGCCTCGGCTAGTCCGGTTCCGCGCATGATCGCTCGGTTGAGCCAGCGCTCGTCAGGGTCATCGGTTTCGACGTTCGGGACAGGCATACCTACACTCCAGAGCGCAGTATCATTTGCTGTCCTGACCGCCGGCATCTTCATCGTTCGCCCGCTTGGTAACGTCAATGTCGAATCAACGGCGTTGATTGGCTGTCGTATTAGGCCGTGCCATGGCCACCCCCATACCTGCGGAGCTTCATCGAGCGGGCTATTGGGAAACATCGTTCGCGTACTCCATCACAACTTCTGCGCCTGACGCGTCGGTCATGACGATCTTCTTCACGCTGCGATACCGGAGCCAGGCCAGGCCATCGCTGGTGGGGATTGTCTGCAGTTCGTAGTATTCGCGCTGGGCGGCATCTTCTTCGATCAGGGGGCTCGCAATACCGCCACCCCCACCGAGCTGCTTTCCGGCGGGGTTGTAGTCCGCCCGCCCGCGCTTTGCATCCAGGGCGCCGCGCGGATCGATCTTGCGCAGTGCGCGCGCCTGACGCTCCGGCTCGATCAGCCGGTTGAGCGCCGCCGTCAAGCCCTGGTCACCGCGTCGCTCCGCTTCGACCCGCTGGCCGCCGGCGCGGCGGATCGCTTCGTTCCTTGCGCCGATGCCGCGGCGCTCATCTGATAGAGCCATGATCCACCTCCTTATGCCGGCGCTGGCACGTCAGCGAGCACAAGCATGGTCATAGTTCCGGCGCCGGCGTCGTAATACACCCGCGCCCAGGCCTCACCAGCTAGGTCTATGCCTCGGATCTGGAATCCATACTCGCGGGTTGAAGCCCAATTCCTCTGCATCCCGACGATGAACGTCCCACCCGGCAAGTCGACGCCACCCGCGGTCCCGACAAAAAACACTGAATCTGCGTTCCCCTTGACGTGCAAATCAAATTGCCGAGAAGAGGCTGTGTCGATATCGACAGCCCCGATCTCGTTCTCAGGAATGTTATTCAGAGGCGCCTCGACAACTGCGTGCTGCGGCCCAAGCGAGAAACTGCCCGCGCCAGTTATGTGCAGTACTTCGGAGGGAGCGCTTCCACCGCCGCCGCCCTGCTTCACCCAATCCGCCGCAGAGGCCGTGCCCTTGGCAAGGTATTGGTCACCGTTTGTCGTGTTTACGTAATGAGCGCCCACGCTGGGCGGGGCCGAGGGTGGAGCGCCAGCACCGGACAGGACGTGCGTAACAGTTGCCATCAAATGTTCTCCATGATCAGGTTGTTTCCGGCGCCATCGACGAGGGCCGAACCGCTCGCATCGACCAGGGCTCCGTCGGGAGTGCCGCCCTCAAGGGCCGCGATTCGCGCTTGCAGTGCCATGAGATCGCCGGCCGTGACGGCTGCATAGATCGCCGTTCCCGCCGGCCAGGTGCCATCAGTTGTTCCTTCCTGTCGGCGCTCAATCGTCAGCACACCGCCCGCGCGGACGGTTGCCTTCACGATTTCATGCTGCGCGCCAGCGGCATCCGCCAGCGTCAACAGAACCCAGCTACCGCCGGAGAGAGGCAGTAACGCGGCGGCGGCATCCGGAACCGTCAGGCTAGTGGCGCCAGGCGCCAAGCCGGCGCTCAGCGTCGTCTTCCAGTTGTTGATCCAGGCTCTCGCCATCGCTACATCTCCAGTACGTCATCAGGTACAGATACCCGGTAGGTGGCCGCGATCTCCGGCGCATGCTCGTCCCGGTAGGTCTCCGGAATGTCGTTTGCGGTCAACGAAAAGCGCCGCGGGAACAACTCGGCGCCAGGATCGCGGTTGCTCCAGTTCCCGGAGAATCCGTCCGCATCATCGTCATAAGGGGGGCTGCCGTTGCGGCCTCCAAGCTGCGTCGAGAGCTGTCCCCCGCCCGACGGTGGGCTGACGGGACCGGACGAGCCAGCAGGAGGAACAAGGGGGTCTGCTGCGCCACCGCCGCCTCGCATCACAGCGATAGAGATCGTGGTCAGCGCGCTTCCGGATGCGAGGTCGAGCCGGTCGACAATGCGTCGACACTTGCCCACCGCACGCGCGCCCTGATCATCGAGGCGGAGCGTATGTACAAGATCGATCGGCAGGACCATGGACGTCGGCACATCCCAGGTCACGGTCGTGCCGCGATGCGCAGCAATGAGCGTCGTGGCGCCCTGGGCCAACAAGCAGTTCAGCGCGGACAAACGCCGGCTTCCATCCTTCTCGTCGTCGTGGCCGGTGCTGCCGCCGGTGATCGGGTCGCTTTCCCAGCGCTCGGCCTTGTCCGACTCGATCTCGAACGAGGCGCGCTGCCGACCGACAATCGGACCGGTCGCCGCAACGCTCGGCTGAACTTCCATGACCAGCCGGTAGCGCTCTGTGACGGACTGCACCCAGCGCCGGCCAGCTATCCAATTTCCGCCGAGCAGCAGCTCGGTGAAGTCATTTCTCCATGCCGCCGGCGGATTGCAGTAGACGCCCGTGGGCGGAAGTGGATACCAGGTCGCATAGAACAACGTCTGGCCGCTGCTTTCGGTCGCTGAGGTGATCATCTCGACATCCGGTAGCTCGGTGTCGTCGCCGCGCCAATTACAGAACCCCGCCTCGCCAACAGCGTTACCCGTCCCGGGGTGCTGCCATCCATACGATGCGTTCAACTGCCAGAGCCGGCTGAATCGGTAGTCGCACTCGATCTCGATCCTGTTCGTCTGCGAACTCAGGTCGGCCAACTCGACCGCAAGCGACCCGTATACCGTAGAGCCTTGGCCGAACTCGAAGGCAGGAGCCACCGAAAGCCATGACGTGACGCGGAGAGCGCCGTATGGCGAACAGTCCAAGCTCCCGGTAACGCTGGTCAAACGCTCCTGGGCGTAGTCCCACCGCGAGCGTCCATCGACCGGCTCGAACACATCGGCGGACCAGGCGCCGCCGACCAAGGCGTCAACGGCCGCAATCTCCATGGCCTCTACACGCTGCTGCAACTGGTCAGTGCAACTGACGTCCAGGACGCGCCGAACAGGATTCCAGGCTGGCTGCGTAACCCTTCCCGTAAACCGCCGGCCCTGACTCAGCTCGCCGGCGGTCTCCGTTGCGTAGTCGATGGTTACGGTTCGACCAATCCAGTCCGTAGGGACAACAGGGCCGTCGCCGAGATAGATCGAAAAGGAAGCGACGCCAGCCGCCCCCTCTTCACGATCGACCTCGATCTCCCCGGTCAGGAGCGGTGTAACGTCGTCATCGCCAACACGCACGATTGCTCGCCAGGTGAAAGCGTAGCCTGGAATGATCGGCTCAGGACCAGGCACAACGGATTGAGCGGCCGAGTTCAGCTCAGCGCTATTGAGCGGTCCACCGTTGAGCATCAGATTTCCTCAGCGACAATTTGCCAGGTCCGGCTGTTGTTCGAAGAATCAAGCGCTTCAGGAGGGACCGACGCGAAGACGTGGAACAGCGGCCACCACTCGACGCGGTAGAGTTGCGCGCCTGGGATCTCCGACACGGTTACCACCTGGCCGGCGGACGACACGTCCGTTCTGACCCACTCACGGCCGACCAGCGCCAGCCCCCACGGACTGGCATCGGGGCGAACCTCTCCAGGGATTGTGAATACTCGGTCGGCGGCAGTACGGCCGGAAATGCCAAGCGACGCATTGCATCGCAGCTCCAACGGGTTGTCGAAGTCGAGTCCAAGCATCCCCGTGCCGATCCATCCTGAACCGCTGATGGTGATTGCCGTCTTGCGCCAGTGCGTCATCTGTACTGCCGCACCTCCGCTGAGCCTCAATCGCTCGACGCCGCCATCTACAGCCTGGTACTGACACTGCGGGGCGCCGCCGTGTATCACGATCGGTACGCCCCCAAGCATCACGTTCGGAATGATCATTCCCAACTCCATAAAAAAAGCCCGCGCGAGGCGGGCTTGGTCATTTTGGGCGCGTCCGCCCGAACTTCGAAGCGGCCTTGCGTATATCTCGGAGCGTGTCGTGTGTCCCGAAAACGGTGAAACCGGCATCGTCTCCACCCAGGTTGAGGGTCAGCGATCCCAGGTTTTGCATGGCTGCCGGCGGATTCGCCTGCTGAAGCGCCGCAGTCGGAATCTCGGGTATCTCGGGGAGAGTTCGTTGATACCTCTGCGACATCTGCAGCGACTGCACCGCGTTGAAGATGCGCTCTCCTCCGCGCATCATCATCAACTCCGGCCCACGCTCCCCAACCCACGCCATACCAGGGGGAGCGCTCTGCGTACCAGTGGCAAACCCGGGTATCTTGGGGGTGATGCTGGGCACGCCAGGCAAGCCCATCTCCGGAGGCGGAACCAGCGTGATAGGTATCACGAGCTGCTCAGCCAGTCCGGCGGCGATGTCGGCGACCTGTTGCTTCAAGGTCTCCGCGCTTTCGAAGTCCATTCCGAACGACACCTCGACGTTTTGCACAGCCTTGATGCGCTCCTCGAGGTCGGCCAGGTTCAGGCGGTTGACGTCATCCGCAGCCTTGGCATTACCAGCCTCGACCTCTGCGGCCTTGTTGGCGATGCGCTCCACCTCTTTGGCCACGCCTTCGAAGCCATAGCTGTTCGCGCCAGCGTCCTTCAGTTGCTGAAGGATCTGCAGCGCGCGGCGCGCCTCCTCGATCGCCTTTTGGTTGTTGCCGGCGGTCAGCGCGTTGCGAGCCGAGGCCTGGGCCGCAGTGGCATCACCGAAGGTCTGCGTTCCGGAGGTGGGCGTCGCCTGGATGCCCTTCACCAGGTCGGCAAACTCCTTGCGGACATCTGCCTGGCGCGAAAGCGCGTCGTTGAGGTTCTTGGTGGACTGCTCAAGTAGGGCCTTGGTCCGAACAACCTCAGACTGGAGATCAGCGACGTTCTGATCCCGAGCCCGCTTCAGGGCATCGTTCTGGCGCTTCACGATCTGCTCTTGACGCGCCTTCTCGGCGGCGAGGGTGGCCGTGAGGCTGCCCTCGCCCTTTTTCACCAGCGTATTCGCCGTGTTGATCCCCTTGGCAACATCGTTCAACTGGTTCGCAACCCAGTCGACGATGCCTGTTTCCTTCGCTCTGCGCCCCCAATATTTCTGGGTTTCGGAAAAGATCCGGTTCAACCCCGCGCCGATCTCCGGCGCAAACGAAGCCATCTCCTCGCGGAGCTTCGGAAGTTCCTTCCTCAGCGCGATAACGATCTGCTCCGAGGTCAACTCACCGGCGGCAGCCATCTCACGAAGCCGGCCAACAGTCACCCCGAAGGAGTCCGCCAGAGCGCCAGCAATTCGATCCGAGGACTCCAGAACGGTATTGAACTCTTCGCCCCGCAGGACGCCACTGGCAATAGCCTGGGAGAACTGGGTAATGACCGACGCCGACTCCTCGGCAGAGGCTCCACCGATTTTCAGGCCAAGGGATACCGCCTCTACGGTTTCGAGGGCGGCGCGCTGATCCATGCCCGCATCCCGAAGCGGGCGCTGCAACCTCGAATAAAGGCCGATGAGGTCGCCGACGTCGCCCTGAACATCATCCGCGATACGGTCGAGTTCGATCTGCGCAGTGTTGAACTCTTCCTGCGAGCGGGTCGCCAGGCGAAGCCGGGAATCGAGCCGGCCAACAGTATCGGCGCCGTTCGCTAGCTTCGCCGTTGCAGCACCTACTGCGGCTGCGAGACCCGCAACCGCCAGCGCTGGACCGCTCCCGCGTAGAGAGCCGATGCTCGACAGCCGCGAGCCGGCACCAAGCGAGTTGAGTTCGCTCTTGGTCTCCGCGATCTGCTTTTTGAGCGCCCGCTGCGCAACGGCAAGTTCCCTTGTGGACAGCGTTCCGCTCGACCGAAGCAAGCGATATTGCTGGTTCAACTGCCCGATAGCAGCCTGCAGTTCGCGCACCCTGGCGACTCCCAGGGTGCTACGCGCTTGCTCCAAGTTGAAGCGGCGCTGCTCTATCGCGCTCTGCTTGATCGCTGCGGCCTGTTGCCGGAGGCTGGTGGTGGCCGCGTCATTCCGGCCCGCCTGGAGGTTTCGATCCAGCTCCCGCTGGAGCCGCTGCCGTTCGGATGTCAGGCTCCTCGTATCCAGCCCGGCCTGCTTCAACTCCCGGCGCATCGCTCCGAGCTTGGCTACCTGGACGGTCTCTGCCCGCTCCAGGCTTCGCAGGTCCGAAATGGAGTCCCGGTAAGCCTGCTGCAATTCGCGACTCGGCCTGATCGTCGATGCCAGCTCGTTGCCGAGCGTACGGATCTGCTCGCGCGCCGAACGCGCCTGGCGTTGCGTGTCCTCGAGGGTGCTTTCGAGAGCAGTGAAATCGTTTAAACGCTTGAGAGGTTGCGCGACCTGCCTGACCAGTTCGGCATATTCCTTGCGGAAGCCTGACACCTCGCGCAGCGCATCATCGAGGTCAGCGGTCAGCCGGATCTTTACGTCAGCCATTTCATTCAGCCTTCAGCGCGGTCAAGAACAGTGACCAGGGATATTCAAGGACGTGGTGATGGCCAAGCCTCACCAGAACGCAAATGGCGCGCTCCAAACTCCTTATGGCTTGTCGTGGAGTTTCGAGAGACGGCCCAGCATTCCGAAAAAATGCGGGTTCACCTCTTTACATGCATCCCGCAACTTGGCGAGTTGGCTAGGCCGGAGATCGTTAATTTGGCTCTTCGTAACCGACGTCATCAGGCACAGATCGGAAAGCCTGATATCTTCGAAGAGGACATTGTTGACGAGGTCTTGATCGCTGACCTCTTGCATTAGCTTTCGAACATCCGCAACGCTAAGTTCCCGCACGGTCAACTCAACGCCATCAATATCTACAACTCTACTTGCAGTAAAGCTGGACATTTCAACCCTCCAGAAAGCACAAACCCCGCCGAATGGCGGGGCTGTTTAAAAAGCGTTATATCGGCTAGTTCTTGTGGCCCGATTGGTATGAACCCTGGACGCATCCGTTACGATCAAACGAAACGGTCGTCTGGTCAACATACTTGTCATTCCAGTAGGTGACAGCACCCGCGCCGGCGGTACTGCCGTTGCGGTTCACCTTCCCGTAGATGCTTTCCACGTCCTCCCTGGACATTCCAGGAACGACCTTGCCCTGGACCTTGGCCTTGCGAAGGTCACGCTCAGAGAGTCCTGTGGAACACGTAGGGCTTGGCGACGAACCACCGACGACGATCACTCCGCTGCCGACCTGGTGACTACCTCTATAGGTACGACCTGATGGCTGCTTGGGCTTGGCCATGACAGCCGAGGCACCTGACCCGCTTGGGCGCTGGTTGGTGGCAGAAACCACATCGTTCAGCGATTGGTTGTCAGGGCAATTCTGCTGGGTAAAAGTGACTTTTCCGTCAGGGCCGACGCACTTAAAGACCGTCGCCCCACTGGCAGAACTGACCGCAAGAATCAAGGCGAGAACGGGAAAAATCCGTGTCATAAGCGACTCTCCATTGGAACCGCTTCACACTTTAGCATCAACAGGCCATTACCAAGAACACAAGCCGGCGATCAGGTTGGTTTCTTGGCGCACTTAGGGTCTTTAGGATCTTTCTCAGTGCAGTTCCAGCCAGACGGCTTGAACGTCACCCGCCAAGCAGCCTTGTCCAGCTCTTCACCACCGAAGAAACCAGAGTCGTAATACTCCCCCGCCGGGGCAGGCACCGCGGGTGCGCTCCCATTGGATACGAATCGCACACACCCAGACTCCATAGAGCCTTTCCACGCTCCAACTGGATGGATGTTTTTATACTTATTTTCCTTAAGCAAAACAGTCTTACCAGAATCAGTGCGGACGATATATCCGTCAGTCCACCCTCCACTTTCTGCACAGACTTCGACAGTTGTCTTTTTTGACAGCGCATAGGACCTGGCAAATTCCAGGTGCTGGAGAAAAACTTCTTTGCCGGCTAGATGGTTGTTCCCCTCCTGCATAGCCTTAAAGCTCGGAACGGCCATGAATGCCAAAACGGCCAAGAGTACGACCACAACCATCAACTCGATAAGGGAAAATCCGCGCGACCTAGAGTACATTTCAACCCCTCCCTAAATGCCGCCACTGTAGCACCACGCGGGCGAACCAACATCCGGCGTCCCTGCCGGGCATGAACGGCGTCACACCGTCGCCAGTTCCTTCTTGATGTTGAAGTACTTCGACTTTCCAGCGCCGACCTTGGTCGGGTCCATCAGAACCTTGGCAGTGGCCTCGGCAGCGAGGAAGTCTTCGGTATTGAGCCAGTCCTGTTGGCTCGACGGGTTCAGGCGGCACCGGAAATAGCGCGCCTGGATACGGCGCTGGGTACCGGCTGCGTTCTCACCCTCGAAGAGGCATTCGAACGTCTTGCCGCTGTTGGTCAGCGCTTCGATCACATCAACGGTGGCGGACTTGTAAGTCACCTTGATCGGCGTGGCCGCAGAGATCGCACCCCCTTCAACGATTTCGATACCGGCGCCGGTCATGTTCCAGTCGTCGAACTCTTCGTAGGTCGTGGTGCCGTCATCACTCTTCACGCTGGTGATCTCCAGCGGCATGAAGTCGAGCGCGATCGTGCCTCCTGGAACGGCGGTGTGCGCTTCGTCGGTGTGGGTGGCAGAAGGAACGTTGGTGGCGTCACCCCACACCAAGGCAGCCAGGATGCTGGTCTTGAGCTCGCGGAAGTTGATCGACAAACCGACCGAAGTGATGCGCGAAACGGCATCGTACTCACCGCCCTGCGGGGTGGTGGTATCCGGCAGAGTGATCTCGTTGGTCTCGATGGTCTGTTGGATAGTGGACACCAGGCCAGCGAACTGGAAGGGGGTGGTAGCGCCGGACTCGCGGATCTTGAAGGGTCCGCCGATCACGTACGTCTCTTTCTCGATAGCCATATCAGGCCTCCTTCTTGATCACGCCTTCGCGGCGCAGGAATTCAACCTGGTCAGGGCTGACGTTGATCTTTTCGCCGGCCGCCTTCTCCTTGCCCTGGTGCCAATGCACCTTGGCCAGGGTGACCTCGACGGCCTTGTTCAGCGCAGCCGGCGGCGCGGCGTCGACCGCGGCCGGCACCTGGGGATCGCTCTTCATGGGTTACGCCTCGATGATGGTTTTCAGATACACAGGGATTCGAATCACGGCAGCGGCCACTCCATCGCCCGGCGGGTACGGCTCAGGCGCCCCCAACGTCACCCCGGTAATGCCGCGCTCTCGGGGCAGCCAGCGCAGGAACTGACCCTTGGGGGCAGGCATCAGACACGCCAGAAGGTCTAGCTGTAGGTCCTCCAGAGCCTCCTCATAGTGGTCATACCCACCTTGCACCGCACCTACCACGTCGAAGCCACGATGGAAGCGAACGGCGGCATCAAGATGCTCCGGCGGCTGCTCCTTGCCCGGCTGGACGACAATCAGCGGAAAGCCCTCATGCCGCTCCTTGACCAGCTCGTTAAACCACCCAGAGAGCACGCGAGTGCCCGCGTCCGTCCGGTATCCCTGGTTTGGCGTGATGGTTTGCAGGCGCGCCAGCAAGGCCAAGCGGCCGATCGTGAGCACGTTCGGCTTCATGCTTCCTCCTCGATCGTTGCTGCCGTCAGCAACCAACCGTCGTTCGCAATGAGCTTTTCGACGAGATAGCGCGACGACCCGATAACGAAGAGGTCGCCACGCGATGCCGTGGGAACATCTTTCGCCAGCCAACTGATCCCAACCTTGTCCGTGATGAAAACCCCATCAGGCCCGTCGTAACTGAGGTTTCGATCGACCTGCAGAGGTATCCCCTTGATCGGGGGGCGACCGATGCCGCGGAACTCGCCCACGGCATCAGATAACCGCTCTTGCCCACGCTCGTGGAGCCGTTGGATCAGCCGGCCAAAACGGCCCGGCGCGCTCATTGTTGGATCAGCATCGCCGACGCGAAGCCGTCAACGGTGGGCTCGGTGATCTTGCCGAACGCCACCGAGTCGGCAGTGGCAGCAGCAACCAGCTCCCCATCGAGCACGCTGCACTTGGCACCCTGGGTCAGGCCTGCGGCAGCAGGCAGGCTCCAGACGCCGCCAGTTTTTCCGGCGAACGGCTCGCCCGCGGCGGCATCTACCAGCGGCACCACCACCAGGTCTCCGATCACCGCAGGTACGCCGGACTGAACGCCGCCAGCGGGCGCAATGAGAGTCAGGACGTTGCCGTCCTCCACATAGTTCTTCGCCATGGTTGATTCTCCTAATGGCAGAAACAGAAAGCCCCGCTAGGTGCGGGGCTCGGGAGTTGGCGCCGATCAGGCACCGTTGGATTTCTGCAGCCCGCGGAAGTCCAGCGGCGCCACGCCAGCGTCGATGCGCACCTTGCTGGCCACGCCGTCGACAGTGAAGCCTTCCTGTTGCTCCAGGTACGGGGTATCGACGCCGTCCAGGTAGGCCACTTCGATGGTGTCAGAGCCTTTCTTGGCAGCCATGTACCAGGCGGTCGCCGAGGCATCGTCCAGGCGCGGCTCGCCGATCACCTGCGCGAATGCGCGAATCGGGTTAACGATGCCGCTATTGACGTCGGCGCCCGGCACGGACTCGGAGTTGATGATCTGGTTGGCCTTGTCCTCGAGTGCCACCGGAGTCAGAACGAAGCCCGGACGGATGTTGAGGGTGCGCCCCTTGCCCTTCTCTACCTGGGCTTTCTGGGTGGCCATCTGGGTCTTGGCCTTGCTCAGGCTGTCGATGGAAAGCGCCGAAGCCGCGCCAGTGAGCAGGTTGCTGTGGTCGGCATGGAACAGGGCCTTGCCATCGCTCATCGCCGGGTTACCGGTCAGAACCGCATAGACCAGGTCGCCGATGGTGGCCTTGGCCGCCTGGCCCAGCTTGAACGGGATATCCGAGAGCATCTGCAGGTCGTCGTTGATGATCGCCTGACGGGTGATGCTGAACAGCTCTCCGTAGGTAGCCAGGATGATCTGCTCGCCGCGCTCGCCAAGGGTGACGTACTTGTACTCGGCGCCCTCACGCACCTGACGCAGCGAGGAAAACTCGCCCAGACCGACGCGGCGCGCCGGCTTGAAGTCAGTGAGAATGCCGGGCTTGGTCCACAGCGGGAAGGTTTCTTCGGCCTCTTCCCAGCCCGCCAGCACCGACTTGTTGGCGACGTCCAGAAGGATCAGGCCGAAGTCGCTGGAAGTGTGGGTGAAGGCCAAGCCGACCATTTGCGGGGCGTTGAGCGAGGCCACGCCGATCCCGCGATCGACCAGCGAGGCACGGGCCAGTTCGCGGAGCGTCATGCCGTTGTAGGCGTTATCGGCCTGGCGCTCGCCGCGACCGATGCGGGCCAGCACGCTCGCGCGCACCGAGTCGCCCACCAGGTTGCCGTTGCCGGCATGGATGTGGGCGCCAGCGCCAGGGGTGGCGGCCGGCTTGGTATCGGCGCCAATGGCAGCCAGCAGCTTCTCGCGTGCCTGGTCGACGGTGATGGTCATGTCGTTCAGGCAGGTGGCGAGCAGTTCGGCGTGCCCGCTGGCAAACGCGCCGAAGGCAGCAGTGATTGCGCTGCGGCGACCAGATTCCTCGGCGAGGATGCGGGCGCGAATATCGGCCTCGGTTGGGGCGGCGGCCACGGGAGCCGCCGGCACGGCCGGTGCCGGAGTCGGCGCGGGAGTGTTGGTCGGCGCGGCGGGGGTCTGGGCGCGCGGGGCCAGTAGAGTTTTCAGAGCTTCGGGCATGTGGGCGAACTCCTGCATGCGTTTGGAGGAAAGGTGAGCGGCCGCTTGCAGCGGCTCAGTGAGCTGGTCGGCGAAACCGGCAGCGACGGCCTCTCGGCCATTCATCCAGGTCTCCTCCTTGAGGAGCGCCTTGATGTCGTCGGCGGACTTCCCGGTCTTGTTGGCGTAGGCCATGACCAGGGTGTCCTCGACCTTGTCGAGCAGTTCGGCATAGCGGCGCATGTCGTCCGCATCTCCGCCCTGGATGCCCCAGGGCTTATGCACCATCATCATGGCGTTCTCGGGCATGTAGATGGTGTCTCCGGCCATGGCGATGACCGAGGCCATCGAGGCCGCCAAGCCATCGATGTACACGTCGACGCTGGCCGGGTGGTTGCGCAGCAGGTTATAGATCGCCGTCCCCTCGAAGACGTCGCCGCCCGGGGAGTGGATGTGCAGGTTGATCTTGTTCAGGTCGCCCATTGCCTTGAGGTCTCGAGCGAACTGCAGCGCGGTGATGCCCCAGACGCCGATCTCGTCGTACAACAGCACCTCGGCGACGCCGCGACCGGCAGCCTTGATGCTGTACCAGGACTCATGCGGGGCGTTGGCCTCAGTCAACGCCGCCGCCATCGGCAGCATCAGGCTTTTATGGATCAGGGTTTGATGGCTGCCCATCGGCGCCTCCATTGTTGCTCTCGTTGGGGAAATCCGGCCCAGGCACGGGTAGGCCGGCGCCGTATCTGTTGACGAGCTCGCGAGCCTCGTCGGCGGTAAGCATCTTCCCGACGCCCAGATACACTTTCTGCACCGCCTCAACCGGGTCCATCCCGGACTTGACCAGTTGGTGGTAGGCATCCGAACTGAAGACCAGGCCGGCTGCCCGGTTCGCCTTGATCTCCGTCTCACGCGACTTCTTCAGCTCGCGCGGATCTCGACCACGAGCGCGGGCAACTTCCGCCTCATCGGCGAAGCCGGCCTTGACCAGCAACTCCCATGCGTTGGCCTCATGCATCGGGTTAATCCATGGCATGACCGGCCCCTGGTAGACCGCCGCGTAGAGAGTGCGGTGATCAACGTCGGCGGGCAGGCGCTCCTTCCGAGCCAACAGGTACATCTGCAGCCAGGACCGATAGACAGGCCGGCACCAGTAGTCGATGAACTCGTGCTGCAACAGGTCGTAGCCCAGCCAGCCCTCGACCAGTTCCTGGCGCTGTGCCGAGTAGGTGCCGTCGTAGGCCCTGGACACCGAGGAGTAGGTGCTGCGAGTGCCAGCGCCGATCATCCGCAGCTGGCCGTTGCGGAAACCTTCAAGGAAGGGGTTCGGCCGGTTGCTCTCGATCATCCCGACGTCTTCACCTGGCTCGAGGTCGTCGAAGACCATGCCGGGGGCGATGGGGATCGTTCGGTTCTTCCGGTCCTTCCCGGGCTCCACCGTGTAGCTGTCGGGGTTGCCCTTCTTGATATACATCGCCAGGGCAGCACTGATGCGCGCCGCCACCCGCTCGCTCTCCTCGTAGTCCTTCAAGTCGGCAAGGCGGATCAGCACTGCGTGCAACATCGGCACGCCTCGGTTCTGGCCGATCCGCTTGCGGTAGGCGATGTGGATGATCCGTTCCGCTTCGACGCGCTTCACCGCCAGGCTGCCGCCCAGCGTCTGCAGGTTGCCGGGGTGATCCTTGAGCAGGTGATAGGCCCTTTTCCGGCGCCAGGTGTCACGCTCGATACCCTGGACAATGCCTTTCGACAGGTTGTTGTAGCTGAAGGGCAAGTAGTCGGGCTCCAGCAGCTCCAGGGCAAAAGGCACCGACGTGGCAAACGTGTAGTTCGGGACTCGTCCCATCAACTTCTGCGCCAAGCCTTCGCCATCGCGCAACCAAGTGCGGCACATCAGCCGCTCTACCTGGGGCCGCGTCAGCTCACCAGAGGTCTCCGGCGAGAGTGACCACTCGGCCCACGCACTGCGGATTTCCATGGCCAACTCGGCATGCACCGAGCCATCCAGGCGCAGCGGCAGCGGTTCCACGCCGATGCCACTACCGCCCACCACCCTCTCCTCGAGGCGATCGAGCAAGCCGGTAACCAGATCGTGATCTTCGTCCAGTTTCCGGCACTGCTCTCGCATGGAGACCGCAGACTTCTGTAGCGAGGTGTCGGCTCCCAGCGGTTGACGCTTGGCCTTGTGGGTTCGCCCTGGCCTGGCAGCCTCATACGCCTGGATTGCCTCGCGGGCGGCCAGGCGCCGAGCCACCAGGTCAGGGGCCCAGGGTTTCAGTAGACGATCGATCAGGTTCATCAGCAGAACTCCGCCAGCGCCGGGCCTGGACGGCGACCGGCGGCGCGGTCCCGATCTGCCGCCGCGCGGCGCTCCCACTCCCGGCGTCCGGCGCGGATCTTCTCGATATCCTCCATGGTGTGGGTGCGTCCGTTGAAGATCACCGTCCGCCCTTCGAGCACGGCGGCCTCGGCCTCCAGGTATTTGTCGAGCATCTGCTGCGCTGTCAGAGCCATGGTCCGCTTCCAGTGTTGAGCCAGCCCCGAGAGGTGCTGGCATGGTTTTCGTTCGAGGGTTGCTGTTGGGCGACCTGCTCCGGCACGGGATCAACGCGCGCGCGCTCAAGTTGGTCGAGGTCGAGGCCGAAGCGCTGCTGGCTGATGCGCAGCGCGGCAAGGGCGTACACGAAGCAATCCAGGGCCTCATTGCGGCGCCCGCCGGAGTCCCATCGCAGGACGCGAACACCCTTCGCCATCACCGGCTTCTTCTTCTCGGCGGTGATCTGCTTCAGTTCGTCTTCGTCGCAGATATCGCTGTCGATCGGAAAGTGCACACAGCCGGGCGTCGGTTGCCACGGAATGGGCACATCGATGCGCAGGCGGCTGTAGATCAGCTCCTTCGCGTTATCAGTGCCCAGCTCGGTCTTGTAGACTTTGCGCTTGCGACGCTTCGGGAAGTTGGCGATTGGCTTGCCGTATGTGCTGGCCCCGAAAGTCGGAACCACCCAGTGCACACCATGCTTGATGCTCTCGGCCTCTACCTCATCGGCATAGTGGCCGCCGGCATCCCAGCACCAACGCTCGACACGCATTGGAACGCCGTCAGCCCGAGTGAACTGCCGGTGGATCTCCAAGCCGACCTTACGCCGTAATTCCTCACTGGCCGGATCGCCGGTCAGAATGAAACGGTGAACAAGCCATGCCTCCTCGCCAAGACCGAAAGCCCAAACGCGGCCCTCGTAGCGGTCGTCCTGGGTGTCGATTCCACCCATCAGGACAAGCGCTTGCGGCGGCACCTTCGGGTAGTTCTCGCGGCGAGCGTAAAGCGTCTGCCACTCCACGCGGTCGCCCTGCTCCTCTTCCCACACCTCGCCGCGCGTGGTGTTGATGAAAGTGATCAGCTTCTCGCGGTCGCCCTTGACCTTGAGCCACTCGTCAACCAACGACACCCAGGTCGTCCAGGTGCTGTAGATCGCCCAGCAGTAGAAGCTGACCGAACGCGGCGTGCGGATCGGCTCGTTGCCCGGGCCGAACCAGTCGATGCTGTCGCGCGTCCAGATGCCGGTCTCGTCGCAGATCCAGCGGCCTTTAGCCTGGGCCACCACCATGTCGCGGTGTTCAAAACAGGCTGCACAATGCTCGCAGACGTACCAGGCGCGCTCGGCCTCACCCAGCTCGTTCTTTTCCCACTTCAGGCCGAACTCACAATCCTTTCCGCCAAACTTCAGGTGCTGCTCCCGCTGACAGTGAGGGCAAGCAATATGCAGGCGCAGCCGGTGCGGAGACTCTTCCGCCGCCTTAGTGATCTGGCAACTGCCAGCGACCCCAGGCGTAGACCCCCGGATAGACTTCGGGTAGACCGCACCGTCCAGGCGCTTGTCACCTAGGAACGTCGGCGAGCCTTCGCCCTCGACGTCGGCGTCGAACTTCGACAGTTCGTCGTAGATCACCTCGTCGGGCGACTTCTCCCGGTAGTTCCGGGAGGCCTTGCCGCCGCGGATCCAGAGGTTGCGTCGGTTCGCGAACACCTTGTTGTCCAAGGTATTGTCGCTGTGCTTCCGACCGAACCAAGGCGCCAGTTCCAGCATGACCGGCACGTCGCGGATCAGGCCATTGACGTGGCTCTTGCTGATGTCCTCGGCGTCCGGGTCGGTCGGACTCCACATCATCACGTTGCGGCGCTTGTGCTGGATCTTGTAGCCGATGTTGGCCAGCAACAGCTTCGTGTAACCGATCCGAGCCGACTTCACGAAGTTGACCACTCGAATCAGGTCGTTGCCCATCGCGTTCAGGATCGCGATCTGGAAGGGTGCGGTCTTCCAGCGGCCCTCGTTGTAAGAGGACTCGGCCGACATGTAGAAATGCTTGTCGGCCCACTCCACCGCCGTCATCGGCGGCTCTTTGAACATTCCCTGCAAACCCAGCTTGACCGCAGTGCGCAGATCACTGATCCAGGGTTGCAAGGTACTCATCAAGGATTCCCGGGATGTCGTCGCTGAACTCAGCGGAAAGGTTTCGCGCCAAGGCGATCTCCCGCTCGAAGGACTCCATCACCAAGGGATCAGCATCCGGGTGGCGGCGACTGACCGTTTTGCAGACGGTCTCCAGCGCCGAGCCAATCTTGGCGGCGATCTTCGCCAAGGCGAAAGTGGCGAACGGGACCGGGACCAGGAGCTTGTCCTGGACCTGGTTCTTCTGCTCTTGGGCGTAGGCCTGGGCCTTGGTGAGCCGGAGTCGCTCCTGTGTCAGCTTGGCTTCAGCGTAGGGATCGAGACCTTCCGGTAGCTCCCCCTCAGGTTGTTGTTTCCGAGCGGCGTGCTGGATGCGGTTTTCGACCACATCCGCCACCGTGTAGAAGGCCTCTCGACCTATTCGCTCGATTGGTTGAACGCCCCATTTATCAAAGGCTTGCGGAGAAATCCCGAGGCTCGCGGCCATCTCGGACTTGTTCAACCATCCGCGCTGTTTGGTTGTTTCGTTTTTGCTCATGACTAAACAACAACCAACCTCCGAAAAATGGTCATACATATTTGGCGCGCGGGGCTCGAATTACCCTCTGACGGGGGCACCCCGGGGAGGACCCGCGACGCACCACTTTGGTGCATCAGTCAGCGCCTCGCAGCGAACCGAGCAGCAACGCCGCGCATCGCCACCTCGAACTCGCGTGGCAGGTTCTCGTCGGCGTACTGCTGCGCGATCTCGAAGAAGCTCAGCCGGCGGCGGTACGAAGGGCGAGACACGAAGGCCATGATGACCGAGACAGCATCCCGGCCTCGGCCTGTGCGCTCAGCAATGCCTATGGGCTGGCCCTTACGGGTCATGACGAAGTAGCGGCGAGCATTACCCTTCGCTCGGCTCCGTCTGCTATCGGTAGCGTTCGCGTTGTACCCGGCCTGGCTGAAGCCGCGGATGCCGCTCAATGCCCTGGTGACCTGGCCGCGCCTGATGTTCCCGTAGCGATCCAGGTCCGCGCCGGCGCCGGGCACCACGTACTTGCCTTCGGGCAGTATCCCCTTGGCCCTAAGCTGAAGCTCGGCCGGCTTATTCCGACGCGGGCCACCGTAGACCTCGGGGGCAATCCACACCGATGCAGGCTGCGCACCGTCCGCTTCGTCCTTGAACCAAACACGCGCTTCCAGCCGGTCTTTCCTGGCCGGCACCATGCGGAGGCTGTTCAGGGTGTACGGGGTCGGGCGGTCGAATACGACACGCATCTCATCGCGCAAGCGATCCATCAGCCCTTGCGCGGTCCGCGTAAGGGCCGTGGCTGTCGCGTAAGGAATCTGCCGCTGCTCAAGCTCAGTCAGGTCGGCGAGCTGCTGCTGGAACCCTTCCGGCTTGATGCTGATCATCTTCTGCAATACCTCGGAAGGCCTGCGATGTGCTTACGCAGCGCCTCAATCATCAGTTCGCGTCGCTCGACTCCGGCTCGGAGATCAGAAACAACTTGTCCATCAGCGGCAGCAAGGACGGCTCTTCCTGCATCAGCGCTGCCGGAGGCTCCGGGAGCCTGGTGCACTCCATCTGCGGGGCAGCGGGCTTTGACGTACACGACGCGAGCACCAGTGCCGATAGCATCGCGGCGCAATTGGTTTTCTTCATGGGAGGCCTGCAGTGCTGCTTGGTAGGTTCGAGCCAGGGCATCGGTCTGGACCTGCGCCTGGATGTCGCGCTGGGCCTGCTGGGCCATCGCGGTGATCGTCTCGGCGGATTGCTCGACAGCGGCCTGGAGGTCGTCACGCTGAGCGGTCACATGGTCCAGACGCCAGAGCACCAGCGCGGCGACCAGGGTGACCACCAACCATGGCCGCCAGGTCACTGGTCGATCCTCCGACCAACCTTGAACATGAACGTCGGCTCTTGATTGAGCATCGAGTTGACGATGCCTTCGATGACCGAGAGCAGGGAGACGACCATCTCAAGCGGCGCCCACTTGGCGAACGCCAGCGGGCAATCGCTATCGACATCCCCCAGCCACATCGGAATGCCGTAATAGCTGCCATGGTGCGAGACGCCGAGCTGTCGAGCTTCGTCTTTCGTCGTGAACCCGAGCATCATTCCCCCTTGAGCGCAGCACGCGCCCATTCGAGGCGAGCCGCACGGTCGTCTGCGCCGTTGTAGCCACTGTTGATCTTGAGGGTGATCCGCTCGAAGCGACCCTGATCGGCCAGTTCGTTTAAACCCCTCGACTTCCACCACCATGCCGACGCGATGGCAGCCCAGGTCCGTTGCTCAAGCAACTCCGGTTGCGCCACCAGTGGCAGCGCCAGGGCGCGGGCGGCTTCGGCGTAGTTGTCGTGGCCGGTGATCATGATCAGGCCGCGACCACGGTATCGATACCCATCGCCCGAGTCTGGCGACCCGTTGCCCATCCGGTTTGCGTAGACGCGGTTGGCAATGCGCTCAGGCTGTCGGGCGTACTGCTTCGCCTCAACCGCCGTAAAACGCGTCGGCCAGGTCTTGAGCAGGCCTTCGGCGGAGTAGTTCAGATTCTCCACCAGGCGCTTGAGGCTCTGGCTTTCGTGTCCGACCTGAGCAAGGAACATCGCCACACGCTCGGGCGTGTTGATCTCGAAGCGGGCCATGGAGCCGTTGATGTGCTCGACCCAGAGGCCGGCAGTAGAAGCACCGCAGCCGGTAGCGCGGTCGAGTTGATCTGCGGTGATCTTCATTCGCCAGCCCCCCGACGCGGAAACTTCCAGTCGGCGATCCGATCAGCGAACTCGGCGATCTTCTTCACTCCTAGGAAGCCGGTGAACACCCCAGCAGCGGTAGCCATGTTCTGTGGCAGGCCGAACCACTCAAGGACCGGAATCAGGCCCAAGGTAATCAAGGTGCAGAGCGTTGCCTCGAGCAGGGCCTGGCGCCGCGTTCCACCGCCATAGATCACCCGGGTCAGCGCGACCACAAAGGACAGGCCGGCGGCGTACAACTGCGGGTAGTGCGCAGACAGCCACGCAAGCAGCGCAGCCCAGGTGTCGGGTTTGTCGGGCATCTTCATCGTCTCAGTTCCCCTCGCCGGGGCAGAAATGAAAAAGCCCAGCGCAAGGGCTGGGCCGGGAATGGGTGCAGGTACGGCCTTTCAAGGGGGCCGCGCGCCCCGCAGCGCAATGCGCCACCTGCAGAAACGAAAAAGCCCAGCACGGGGCTGGGCTCTGAAATAGGTGCGGGTGGATAGGGGCCACTACCCCGTGCGCATCCTGCGCTCCACCTGCATTGATCGACTATCGTCCTCGGACAGACTCCAGCATCGATCTCATCTCTTCGATGATCTCTAGGTGCACCGCGTCTGCCACCGCCTCAGCCTCTTCCTCGGAATACAAGAAATCGCTCCTCAGCGTCAGGCCATGCATAACCACGAAACAGGCCTCATGGCCGGCATCGCGTATAGACCAGGGGACTGCGTCCCCCTCGAGCTTCACGACCTTGATATCTGGACTTCTCATAGGACCACCTCTCGGCTTCGAGATGGTCATTATCGCAAGGGTGAAGGCCTTGTGGGTCGGTAACCCGTCACTTTGATGTGGCAGGTGAGACTGCCGTCTACCGAGTTTCTGACCTTCGAATGAAAAAGCCCGGAGCGGGGGCAACCGGGCTTCCCGTCCATCTCGCTGAAAGCCAAGGACGGAAAACATCGAGTCAGACGGGGGCGTGATGATGCCGTGCCAAGCCAATCTACGCAATAAAAAACCCGGCGCCAGGGGCCGGGTTTCGAGTGCGTCACGCTGCGTTCACAGCAATTCACGCTGGGATGAAAACACCCCTTATTCCGCGTGTAAAGCTATTCCTCAAGCGCTCTCGCGGAACCGCTCCAGGGCGCTATCGACCCAGCCCACCGCCAACTTCAGAGTCTCCCTGACCTTCGCCTCGCCGATCTGGTGTTCACGCGCGATGCGCAGGGCCGGCCACTTCGCGCCGTAGTAGAGCCACACGAAATCACCAGCCTGCGGCGCCCTGTCAATGAGTCGAGCAATGACCCGGTCGACGGCCAAGGCCATATCGTCAGTGACGTGGTAGGCCTTGGGGCTCGACATTGGCATGGCTTGGCTCATGATAGCGGCGGCCGGCGACACATACCCGGGAACCCCCATCCCATCCATGCGCCACCACCCCCACTGTTCGAGGAGATACTCGGTATCGCCCAGCAGCTTGTCCACGTAGGTTCGAGTTCTGCTCATGCCGCCCCCGGACCGTTCAGGCCAAACAGATCGCGCAGCAGCGTTTCCACCGCCGCGCCCTTTGCGTTGCCGTCCTGCAGCCAGAGCCGACCGTAATCGTGGAAGCCCAGCGTGCCGCGGTCGCCGTGCCAGTTGGCGACCATCTGCAAGAGGGCGGACAGTGCCGCAGCACCACCCACCTTGACCTGCGCCAGCTCCTGGCCGGCCACCTTGAGAAACTCCCGCTCCAGCCTCGTCATGACCTTGCGGGGTGCCATCGGTTGTACGTTGCTCATGCCGCCTTCCCCTTTTTCTTGCCGTGCTTGTTGGCGAAGTAGGTACGCCCCATTTCAACCTCCTCTTGGCTCATTTCACGCAAGCCCGCGAAGTTGACGAATCGTCCATACATTCCCTGCTGCTGGAGCAGACACATGCCCGGTGGCGCGTGTCGGCACTTGGTCATTAGGATCTCCGTGATTCCGTTCTGGCCGGCCTCGCTGTCCATGTCCCGGTGGACCATCAGGATGCAACTGGCGTCGGCCTCGATCTCCCCCGAGTCGCGCAGGTCGCTCGACTGCGGGCGCTTCCCGGGCCGCTTGGTCGAGTCGCGGTTGAGCTGCGCCAGTTCAATGACCGGCACACAGAGTTCCTTGGCCAGGCGCAACAGCGCCTTGTTGGTCTTACCCACCTCCTCGCTGCGCGTACGCCCTTTCGCCTCCGGTGGAATCAGGCCCAGGTAGTCGACGACGATGCCGGCCAAGCCGTGCTCACGCTTGACACGCCGCGCGGTGCTGCGGATCTGGCTGGCGGTCACGTTGGGATCGTCGCAGATGAACAAGGGCGCCCCCTTGGCCTTGGCCACCGCAGATGTGATGCGCGGCCAGTCGTCGTCACCCAGTTGCTGCGGATCGTCCAAGCGCTTCAGGTCCACTCCCCCCAGCGAGGCGATGGAACGCACGCCCAACTCCTCCTCAGGCATTTCCAGGGAGAACACCAGCCAGGGCTCCCCTGCCTCGCAGGCGTTGTACTGAGCGATCTGCAGGGCAAGTGTGGTCTTGCCACTGCCGGGAAGGCCGGCGATAACGGTGAGCTTCCGAGGGCGGATGCCGCGAACCAGCTTGTCGAGATCGGCCAGGCCAGTGCCGGGCCACTGAGGCGCGCGGCCGTTGAACTTGTCGTCGATAACGTCGACAGCCTTGAGCATCACCTCGTCGAGCCGCTTGTACTTCGGCGCCTCGTCATCGAGGTCGCGCAGATCCGCCATCGCCTGCTGCGCTCTGGCGATGATCTCAGGCAACGGCCGGTCATCCGTGGCGGAAGCCTTCACCGACTCGGCCGTGTCGATCAAGCAGCGTAGGATTGACCGCTCCCGGACGTGCCGGACGTATGTCCTCCAGTTCGCCACCGAAGGCACATTGCGGGCAATGTTCCCGGCATAGGGAATGAGCTTCGCGCCGCTGGGCAGCACATCGCGGACCACTCCCACGGTCACCGGATCGACGGGAATCCCTTCCTCGTAGCAATCCTTGATCGCCTGGAACAGCGCGGCGTTATCCTCGAAGTAGAAATCGGCGGCGGTCACGCTGGACAAGGCCTCGTCAACCAGCGCCTGATTCTGCTGAAGCGCGGACTGCAAGATAGCGCCGAGCACACCGAACTCAGCCTCTTCGCTGTACAACTCTCGGCTCACTCCAGAACCTCCCGGCGAGCGGAGCCCCAGGTGAAGCCAACAGCCTTGCCGCCGTTCTCGCGGAGACGATCCACCGCACGATCACCGATGTACTTGGCGACCTCCTGCGCGCTCATGTTCGAAACCACCACCGTAGGCCGCATCTCCCGATACCGGCGGTCAATCACCTCATGGAGCAGCCCCAATTCGTACTCGGTACCGCCCTGCGCGCCGAGCTCGTCGATCACCAACAGGTCGAAGCCCGCCAGCTCTTCGAGAGCGTCCCGTTCGGTGTACTTCGCCGCCCGGTTCATCGCCCCCTTAGCCACACGGATTATCTCCGACGCCGAGGTGATCACTGCTTGGGCCTGAAGGTTCCGGACGACGTACTGGACGATTGAGCACGCGAGATGGGTCTTGCCCGTCCCAAGGTTGCCCAGGAGCAAGAGGCAGCGGCCGTCCTGGAAGTTCTCCACGAATCGCTCGGCATACTCCCGGCATGCTTCCAGCACCGCCGCCTTCTCCGCCTTGCCGTCGGTGCGGTAAGTCTCGAAAGTGCTGGCCCGGTAGCGAGCGGGGATGCCAGAACCAACCAGCAACTCGTTGATCTTGCGTTGGGTTTTCTCCGCCAGGGCCACCGAAAACTCCTCGCTCCCCGGCTCGCGATTCACCCCATCCCAAACACACCGAGAGCAAGACCAGGTCAAGTAGCTACCATCAAACTGCTCCACCTGGATCGAGTGGTAGTCACCGTGAACCGGGCAGCGAAGAGAAGGGCTTTCTTCGCTCTTGCGGTTGGGTTTACGCCAGAAGTTAAAAATTTGCTCTGCCATCGTCGCGGTCCTGGTACATGTCGGGGGTGTGTTTGGGGAGGTTGGTGAAGCTCGATGCCGGGCCAGCATCAGGGGCTATCTCGTCTTCCCATCGTCGCCCGTTGAGCCAACTGGCCGGCAGCGGAACGAACTGGCCGTTGTCCTTCAGCCAATCACGCTGTCGGCAGTGCTTCGGAAGCGCCGCCATGATCACAGGGTGCAGAGCAGGGTCGATCTTCCGCCAAGCCTTCTCCGCCTTCGCTCGATCCTTGTGCTTTGGGTAGGCCTGGTAAAACTCCTCGAAACCATCCAGAGGATTGGGCTTGGCCGGCCGTTTCCCAGACTCGGTTTTTCCCTTCCGATCACCCACGTCGTCCGAACCGGTTTCGCCGGTTTGGACATGCTCTTTAGGTTCTTTGGTGGTTCTTTGGTGGTTAAGTGACGGATCGGGTGCAACCGTTGCACCCCGTTGTGTCGTCAGTTGCACCCCGTTACGTCGTGGTTTGCACCCCGTTACGTCGTCATTTGCACCCGGTGCAACCGTTGCACCCCGTTCCATCGAGAGGTCGTACACCATCGGCAGGCGATCCCGGTGCGAGATGTAAGCGGCAGCGATTGCCTGGTTTCCACGGCGAATAACACCAGCCTCCTCGAGGGACCGGAGCTTGTACTGGACAGTCCGCTCGGATAGCCCTGTATCACTGCTCAGCGTGGCGATAGAAGGGAACGCCCCCTTTCCCGCCTCGTTGGCATAGTTCGCCAGGCACAACAGCACATGCCTCATGGCGGCATCGGTAACGACCTGCTGCTCCAGTGCCCAGGTCATGGCCTGAACGCTCATATGTCTAACTCCTCGGTAACGCGCTTCACGAAGTCGTGGTATCCCTCGGCCATGAAGAACCCTTGGTCTTCAAGCGCACCGCGGCATGCCTTGGCGTGGCCGTAGAGCACCCAACGCTCACGCTCGGGCAGGTCGCGGAATTGACGGTAGGACGGCCAGGGCCCGGCGATCACCGGGCGGCCGTTGGGGCTGGCGGTGATCCGGCCTGGTTTCGGTTGTGTGGTCATTGCGCACGCTCCAGGCGCTGCACCAGCGTCCGCAGCTTGCGCTTGAGGCGGGTGGTCAGATCGCGCTGATCCTTCCAGCGCCTGTAGGCGGGGCCGGTGAACTCCAGCACTGGCTCGAACCTCTCGTCGTAGGGATCGATTCGGCGGTGGTCGGCATACGGACGGCCATAGGCAGCGAAGTACGTGGTGTACAACGTATTCAGCTCGCGGCGCAGCGCGTTCCGCTTGGTCTCTGCCAGTTGATACTCAACCGCCGCCTCGGCGATCTGGATGAGTTGCTGCTGCTCGTCGGGCAACTTGATCATGCTTTTGCTCCAGAGGCGCCGAACAAGGTCGCCAGATCGATTTGATAAACGGCTGCCCAAGCTCCCGCAGGCCACGCCTTGACTTCGCCAAAACGGCGGTCGGGGACGATCTCGGGCTGAACGCCATTGGCCTTGCACCACTTGCGCAGGTGGACATAGGCGTTGAACGGGTACTTGGTGCCGGTGGCGTTCTCGACGGCGGTGACCGTGGCGTAGCGGGTGCCGTGTCCCAACTCGTCGTTCAGGCGCTTGACCTGGCGGATGGCGACGGATGCAGCGGCCATGGCCTGCGCTTCGCGGCGGCTGCCGATTTGCGCCTTGGTCTTGACGGCATGGTCACGTTCGGCGGCGAGTTGCTTGTTCTCGCCGATCAGCACCAGTTGACGTTCGACTGCCCCTTGGGGCGCCAGCAAGGCGCCCTCATGGCTCGACACGTCCGGAAGGGCTTTCAATCTCTCCTCGAGCGCCGTCATGTGATCGAAGACGGCAGCCTGTAGGTCGTAGCTGTACGACATAGCCATCAGGCACGCTTCGCGCTTCGGGAAGCGATAGCCGCGGCGAGGCCGGCCATAGCTGTCGGGGAGATCGGCTGAAAAATCAGCCGATCTTTCGCCCAGGACCTCAGGCACCTTTGCCAGGAAGTTCTTGTGCAGCAGCTCCGGGAAGTCATCCGAGGGGAACGACTGCCCGGCCTCCTCTGCCTGCTGCCGGCGGTGCTGGTTGATGAATTCGACCAGTTCCAGGCTGGTCATGGTGGCGGCCTGGCCGCCAATTGAGGTCAGGCCAGTCATGTCGAAGCCCTCTCAATCTCAGCATCTATGGCATCGGCTACGCCTGCATCCAAGTAATGGTTCACCCGATCTACGAGGGCCTGGTCTTCCACCCGGTCTAGACTGCTTCCGGCAAACTGGGCAGACGCCTTGAGCCAGTTGAATATCTCGCTCATGAATCCCGTGAACTGGCCGCGTTTGACAGTTTCCTCTCGCTCATCCAAAGGCGCTTTGGCGAGCAGATCACGGACCATGCTCCTGAACACCTCGCTAGCCATCCAGTCATCCACGTCCCGGACATACTTCAGATAGATGTGCGCGATACTCTTGCCTGCCTCGAGGCCGGTGAGGAAGCTACCGGTCAGAGGAACATCCCACATTGAGTAGCGACCATGGTCCTTGCCTACGAAGGGCAAGCGCCGCCAAGTTTCCTTGGCGCGCGGATGGAGACAGATTCCCTGTGGCTTCTTGGCTCGACGAGAGCGTTTTGCAGCGGTTACAGCGCTCATGCCGGAACCTCCCCTTGCTTCCGCTCCTTCTGCCGGTTGATGCGCTCCGTGCAGACCTGCTCGAGCTCAACCAACATGAAGATGGCCCCCCCAATCTCCTCCAGAAACCAGCCGAGACGCTCTGAGGTTTCCTGGCCTACTTCGCCTTCAGCGCCAACGTTCGCCAGCAGGTTCCCGACAGCGGCGACACCAAGCGCCATGTTCTGAGCAGCCTGCCGGGCTACTTCACGCTCCCCCCAAAGAGACATCGCCTGCTCTTCCGTGAGCACCTCAGAGGGGTCGCGGGAACACTGCTTATTGATCAGGTTTGCGAGGTTCATTGCTGGCCCTCCTCACGCAGGGAGTCGAGCGCGGCGTCAACCAAATCGCCAGCCATCTCTGCAGCAATCTCCAGGGCATACAAGCATGCGTGCTCTTCGTCGGAGGTGGTCAGTGCTCCGAGAATGCTAGAAACACTTAGCGTCAGCGCGATGGCCTCGCTCAACGCCTCTTCGACCGTCGTGGTCGGGTTAATCACTGCGAATCTCCGCGGCGGAAGCTGAGATATCGGAGCCTTCAGTGCAGACGACTGGGGCTTGTTCCAGACCGCGCTCATGCTGCACCGCCTGCGTGTCGCGACACGCTTTCAGGATTTCCGGATTGGGTCGCGACACCGGCCCGGCAAGCTCTGAGCAATGCGCCAGACATGGCCCCCAGCAGGGCGAGAGTATTGAGTTCCTGAGAGAGTAGCGGCTCGCCGGCATCGTCCATCGCCCGGGTCATTCTCAAAAGAATCAGGTGAACCGCCTCGCTGATGTCCTCGGCGGCGGCCAGATCCGCGTCAACCGGCCGGTCGGCAACAATGGAGAACAAGAACTCATCCCCGTTGAGAGGATCGAAGCAAACCTGGTGGTCGGTGGTAACGGCGCAGGGGACTTGCGCGCGTTGAGTTTTCTGTTGCATAGTTAGTCCGTCCTTCGAAAGACAAATTGATATCCAGGCAGTCGCGTCAACGACTACCAACTGAACCCCACCCGGCCAGGTGGGGTTTTTGTTGCCCAGCGAAAAGTCAGCCGGGCCGCAAAACTGGGGATGGAATCAGGTCGCTCATGCGGCTACTCCAAGGCCAAGGTCTTTTGCCGAAGCGCCTCGCCACCTCAGTGGCATTGATCCAGCCAGCGCTATTGAAGCTCACAAGCTCGCCGCGGTAGCGGAACGGAATGACGTTGTTCACGGCGCCACCTCGGCACTGGATGTCTGAACAGCGGTATCAGCGCACTGCCGGATGTGGGAATCGGACGGCAGAATGGGTTCAAGGTCGGCGGAGCTTGTGGGCTGCTGGGTTGGGGCCGCATCGATTGAGGCGCGCAAGATTTTTTCGGCGAAGCCGACTAAGTCAGGCCGCAGACCAGCAATAGTGATTTGGCCGCCAGATGCGTCTTGAAGCCGTTCAGCGAGGGATGGGGAGGCTTTGCGGTGACCTCCGGCTAGTTGCCAAAGGTGCGCCACAGAAGTTTTAGCCTCTCTCGCTACGCGCTCGCGCTCTTCTGCAGACGTGGCAGCAAGCCATCCGCGCAGATGATCAGACATGAGTGGTTCTCCTCATTACGTCAGGAGAATTTAGCTCATGGCTAATATTTGCTCAAGAGGATATTTAGCTATGAGTACATTTAGCCACTTGCTAAATGATGGCATCGTGCATGCCATGGATATCTATCAGATCAGAAAGCAAAATCTCATTCAGCTCATTGGCGGTCAGCGTAAGAGTGCTTGTGCCGAACGCTGGGAGATGAGCCCGGCCCACCTCAGCCAGATTCTTTCAGATAAGACGAGGAAAAACCTAGGTGACGACGTTGCGCGCCGCATTGAACAGCTAGAGGGCTTGCCGCGCGGATGGCTCGACCTAGCTCACAAGCGCGCTCAGCAACTACTTCTCATAGACTCAACCAAGGAAGCGGAGTATGCCGGCCCTATCTCCGTTTGGGACAATGAGACTCCTCTGGACGAGGATGAGGTGGAGCTACCGTACTACGACCAGGTGGAGCTGGCCGCGGGCGACGGCCGGATAGCTGTACAGGAAATACCTGGGCGCAAGCTCCGTTTCTCGCTCCCCGCGCTCCGCGAGGCCGGCGTCAATCCGAAAAAGGCGATCTGCGCAAAGATCAGGGGCAACAGCATGGAGCCACTGATCATGGACCGCTCGACCATCGGCATCGATCAATCAGCCACGGACGTTATCGACGGTGAGATTTACGCCCTGGAGCACGAAGGCATGCTGCGGGTGAAGTACCTGTATCGGTTGCCGGGCGGTGGCCTGCGCCTGCGCAGCTTCAACCGAGCCGAGCATGACGACGAGGAGTACTCGCCGAAGGAGATGCAGTCCCAAGGCATTAGTATCATCGGCTGGGTGTTTTGGTGGTCGACGCTGCGCTCGCGTGGAGCTTTCAAGCGGTAACCGGGTTATCTGGAGGGGTGGGGATCTGTAGCCATGCTCTGGCGCGGAGCTGTGGCTATGGGGTTGCGGGGGAATGAGATGAGCGACGATTACCAGCACCAGGGCAGACCATGGAACACCTAGCAGTCTGGCCAGCAGGAACGACGCTCTGGTGTCCGGCGTGCTGAGCCTGGCTCCGTGCGGCAGCGGCATATCGAAGTCTATTGGCACGATATGTTACGTGTTTCGCAGCAGTTGACTTCCCTTGGCTAGCCGGGTATGGCTTTATTAGCTAAAGCTTTAAGTATTTACGTAAGCTCCGTAAAATACCGGCCCCCAATAACCAGCAGCAGACAGGAGGAAAGCAATGCCGATCAAAACCGCACGCGCAATCCTGGATCGCTACTGGGACCGCTCGATCCCTGTAGACCCCTTCAAGATTGCCCAGATGGCTGGAGCTAGGGTCCTGGCTGATCACGATATGCCTCACCAGGATTTGAGTGGCAGCTTCACCCTTGAAGGCAACGTGCCCACCATCAGGTTCAACCCTGAGGATGCGCGTGTGCGGCAGCGCTTCACCGTGGCTCATGAGATTGCGCACTGGGCGCTACAGCATGGCCCGGCGATGCGGGACAACGCCCGAAACTATAGCTCCAGCACTGCTTACTACCGTGAGCGGGACGCTAACACCTTTGCCGCCGAGCTATTGATGCCCCAAGAGGTGGTTGAGTGGATGGTGTACAGCAAGAACATGACCGACGTGCAAGAAATGGCGAGCCTGCTTGATGTCTCGGGGGCGGCTATGCACTATCGGTTGCAGAATCTCGGATTGCTGCGGAACCCGCAGAGTTCCTACTCGCCGCCGCCCCGCTACTACTGATAAGAAGCGCGCATGTCCACGGATGCACATGACCCAAAGGATCTTTCTCAAGGTCCAGCCCCCGAGGTAGATCCTGCCGCAGGATCTACCGGCGCCTTTCCAGGTCCGCTCAACACCACCGCTGCCAACTCGCCTCGATTCAATAACGATGGGCTTCGGCAGAAGTGGGAAAAGGAGCAGTTGGAAGAGGCCACTACGAGGCGCGCACAACGGGGTTGGATGTTCTGCACCGTCTACGTTGTAGTCCTGATGTTGTTCTTCACGTTCGGGGCTTACGTATGGCACTGCATTCAAACCAAGACGATTGTCGATCACTGGTTGCTGTGGCTACTAGCGGCGCTTCCCGTTGGGCTGACACTCCTGTTGGCGCGATTATCCGCAGAGCCGAAGCCCGACGAACAGAAGATCTCCTGGCCCGATGGGTTGGTAGGGGTTGCTGGTGAGGCAGTCAACGTGCTGAAAGAGTACCTATCAACCTTAAAGAAATAGGACCAAGCCCCGCACCCCAGGCTGTGTGAAAACCCGAGCGGCTCTTCGAAGAGTGCATTCCTACGTGAAATCTGAAAAGGCTTGGCTATTCAGCCAACCCAGAATCCGCGTAGAAACGCGAAATCCAGGTTGTTTTTAACCAGCTGGACCGATCCGGAGGTTTTCACACAGCCTGACCCGCGGGGCTTTTCGTTTCTGCCTGCCCTTCCCTCCCGGCTCCGCACTGAGCTGACGACCGCCCTACCCCGGCGCTGAACTCGATACAGCGCCGCCTTTCCTCGCCTAATGCGTGAACCCAAGCCCGCCTGGAGCGGGTTTTTATCGAATAGCGAAAATAATTTAGCTACAAGCTATTGACCGAATGATTAGCCCGAAGCTAAATTAAACCAAGGCTAAATATTGGGTACTGCTCATGACCACCACCGCCACCATCACCGCACACGGCTTCACCGGCTTCCTCGGCAAGGGCCTGTCCTTGCGTGAGCTTCAGTGCGTCCTGGGCATCGCTGCGGGTCGTACCAGCAAGGAGTTGGCCCGCGACCTGGGCATGCAGCCGGGCACGGTAGGTAAGCGCGTCTTGGCGGCGACCACCAAACTCGGGGTAACCCGACGTGCCGCCCTGGTAGCTGAAGCCATGCGCCGCGGGCTTATCTCGCCCGCCGTGATCGCCCTTGCCTTCCTCGTCGCCGGTCAGCCACTGCTCAACGATGACCACATGATGCGCAGCCGCCGTGGCGGCGAAAGGAAGATCGAAACTCGCCTGACTGCTCGCCGCGATGACGTGGCCTGGGTGGCGTGATCATGGCCTGGGACAGAAACGATCCTCTCAACATCCTGGCGCTACAGCTCGACGGTGAACTGCGCGCCGCAGCCGACTTCTGCTATGGCTACAACGGGCCGGCACAGCGCGCTTTCGCCCGGCACATCCAGGGCCTGGGAAAGTCGGTCGACGAGCTTACCGTGGCAGACCTGAAGGCAGCGGCCGCGTTTGCTGAAGCAGAACTGAACGACCTGCAACAGAGAGGACTGATCTGACGCGGCAGACCGAACGCGCCGAAGCAGCCCCGCAGTAACCAACCGATTTTGGCAAAGCCACAAATGCCGGCGGGCCCTTGCTCGCCCTGGAGAAACTATGAAACGAGCAACCGTTGTAACCGAACTGCCGGCCAGCACCAGCCGGGACATGGACAAGTTCGCTGTCCGACTGCCGAACGGCCTGAGGGCCGAGGTGGAAGCCGAGGCCAGGCGCGATGAACGCAGCATGAACAGCGTGGTCATCATCGCCCTGCGCGAGTACCTGCATGGTCAGCGCCGGAAGCAAGCGCTCCTCGATGCTCTGACCGCTGCCACCGGAGATCGCTGATCATGAAGCAAGCACTCATCGGCACCGCGATCAGCCTGCTGCTCAGCGCGAGCCTGTACTTCGGTCAGGGGTCGCTTCACCAGTTCGCCTTCTATGTGGCGGCGGCCACGAACGTTCTCTGCTGGCTGCTGATATTCGCCGGCGGCATCAAGGGGCAAGGAGCCGCGAACCTGCTCGCCCGTCCTTGGCTCTCCATCCCTACCGGCGCTCTGCACGTGGCGGCCCTGGCCCTCACAGACCACCCTGCACTCGCGGCTTCGAGCCTGCTGGTGCAAATGGCTTGCTACGCCCTCGCCTACCAGGCAGTGCGCAGCGCCGAGCAAGGGGGTGACCTATGACCCATGCCCTGTTTAAACAGATCGACCTGACCGCCAAGCTCGGCCAGGACGGTAGCTCGCTCCAGGCCATGAACGCGCTACGCGTCATCCGGGAAACGGTAGCGAAGCACCTGGCCGGCACCGAGGGTGCAGGAGAGATTCCGCTCGAGCGCGCCCTCCTGGCGCTCCGCACCATCGCCGAGCTCCCCTGTCCCGAGCAAGACGACCTCCCGGCGGCGAACATGCGACAGATCGCACTGGCGGCCTTGGGTGGCGCTGGAGCGAGTTCAGAGCCGGGCAACCCTGGCGGCGAACCTCTGTCCGGACCGGGTAGTGCCGGCGAGCGACCCTACCCCGCGCCGGGATCGGGCGACAGCGAACTGGCCGAAAGCCTCCAAACTCTGGTGCGCTGGCTTGATCGAGTAGATATCGAGGACGGCTACGTCGGCGTGCCAGTGATTGAAGCCGTCGAGGTAGCGGTCAATGAACTGAGGCGCCTGCGCCAGTTCGAGCGTATCTGCGAAGGGCTGCCGCAAGACGCCATCGATGGTGGCTGGACCGTGCAAGGCATTCGCGGCTATGCCAAGCGCTTGGAGGATCAACTGAAGGCCGCCCAGGCCGAAGTCGAAGCACTGCGGGCGGAGCTTCAATCTCAGCGAGAGCGCAACACCGAGCTGATTTTCAAGCTCGGTAGCGCAACGAACGGCTGGGGGCGCTGCGAAAAAGAGCGAGACGCCGCCCTGGCAAGAGCCGCAGAGCTTGAGGGGAAGCTAGCCGAGCTGGAGAAGCCGGTGCCGACACACGGCGAGCACTCGGAGCTTCGCCGGATCGCTGTCGCGCTCAAGAACCCGCTGCTCAGCGGAGAGGAGGCCTCGGACCTGATGGTGCGTTACGAGGCATTGACAATGCCCGATCACATCATCGCGTTGATCGACCGCCAGGCTCAGCACAGCGTGCCGGAAGAGTTCATCGGGCGCCTGTCCGAATTCCTCGCGCAGCGCGGCGCTACCGGGAAAGCTCTGCTCCGAGAACTGCGCGCCATGCTCGCCGCCGAACCAACCAGTTCGGCATCCCCGTCGTGCAAATGGACCGAAAGCAGCGGCATCTGGGAAACAGGTTGCGGCCAGACCTGGGGCTTCGTTGAGGATGGACCGGCAGAGAACGGCGCGCTGTTCTGTCACCACTGCGGCGGACGCCTGGTCCTCATCAAGAGCGACGACCAGGAAGATGACGGTGAGCCGTGCCCGGACTGTATGGAAAACGCGCCAGCGCCTGGATGTGAAGCATGAGAAAAGCACTGACCGCCATCGCACTCGTCGCGCTGTTTGGCCTGGCCACTGTTGCCGCCGGCGCCGCGCTCCAGCCGTTCAAGACCCTGTTCATCTGGGAGGTATGCCAGTGATGAGAGGCTCCGATATTCCGCCACCACCAGGGTATCGCCCTACCCCGCTCGCCACCCTTGGCCAGCAGTTGGTCCGCCTGGGCCAGGCGATGCAGAACCCCAACACCAAGCTCGGCGAGTTGACCGAACTGGTCCAGGCCTGCGGCGTCGACCTGCGGATCTGCGACACGAACAAGGGGCGCCAGCCATGATCGGAACACTACTCCTCTGCATCGTCTGGTGCGCGGGCGGCCTCTACGTCGGATACGCGCTCGGCTCGCTGCGGACTGCGAAGAGTTACACCTGCGAGATCCAACGCCTTCAAGAACAGCTCTGCAAGGAACGTCTACTCCATAGGATGGGCGTGGACAAGGAGCCGCCATCATGCTGATGACCTACGAGAACCTGAAGCGTCTGCTCAACATCTGGGACAAGCCAGACCTCTCCGCGCTCACCCGCCTCCTGGTCGCGCGTCGCATGGCCAGGCAGTACCAGTTCGGCTGGGAGGCCGACAGGACCTGTGCTGATCGAAAGATCAAGGAGGCAAGGAAGGGCCTTCCATTCACCAGGGCCCAGTTGGAACAGGCGAAGGAGTTTCGGAGAACATCCAGCAGCTACCACGAGAAAGCCCAAGCCGCCCTTGGCGCCTGGCTCCTGCAGGCCGAGAGGTGGATCGAGGGAGAGATTGGAGTCGATCGCATCTGCGATGCCCTCGGCGTCAATCCGGTCCACCGCGCCGCCATCCAAGGCGCCAAGCCTGGGCAGATGCTCAATCACATCGCCTTCGTCGAAGGCCTTGAGGACAGCTCGAACGCTTTCAGCGGAAGGCGAGAGGCGGACCTGAAGGACGGCCCACTGTTCAACTGCATCATAGCCGAGATGCTGCGATTCGCAGAGGAGAACCCTGAGGCTCTACCCGATCCGTTCGCACCCGGCGGGCCACTTTACGGTGTACCACAGACCGTGATCCGCAACGACGGAACGATCGAGACGAGGCGGGCCGCGCTGACGCTGCACTGCCGAGACGGATCGATGCGCGTGATCGAACGGAAACCGGAGGTAGGGCGTGAGTAGGCAGATGACCGCGCGCCGGCTGACCCGGGCCGAAATGAACCACCTGCGCCGCCTGATAGGTTGGGTTCGCTGCGAGGTGGGGGCAGAGCCCGAGGAAATCGTCACCGCCACCAAAAAGGCGCTCGACCACTTCCAAGGCGTGTCGGAAGACGGTAAGCGGAGGTTGCTCGAGCACTACCAGAAATCAGCAGCCATACCGAAGTACATCCGATCTGCGATCAAGGCCCTGGAGAAGGTGTGCCTGGAAGATCCGACCGAGGTGGTTGATGGTGAGTTGGTTGCCCGCGGGCGCCACGAAGTGCCGCTACGCCTGGTCGTAGCGCGCAACGAAGAGGAGATAGGGAATGGGAAGCTCGACTAGCCCCGTATCCGAGTTCCTGTCCGAAGAGGAAGTCGCCGAGCTGACTGGGCGCAAGTACCCGAGCCAGCAGATCGAGTGGCTGAATAGGTACGGCTGGAAGTACGCCGTGACCGCGGCGAACCGCCCGATAGTTGGGCGCGTATATGCCCGCCTGAAGCTGGCCGGCGTGAAGCCGACGATGGAAGCAACCGAGAAGTGGAGCCTGGACCTGTCCAGGGTTAGATGATGAGACCGCGGAGCAACAAGAACCGGGGCCTGCCGCCTCGCATGATCAAGCGTACCCGGACGATGAAGTCAGGAAAGGTCTGGGTCGGCTACTACTACGACGGGCGGGATGCTGAGGGGAGGCGCAAGGAGATCCCGCTGGGCACGGACTTGGATGAGGCTCGGGAGAAGTGGGCGAAGCTGGAGAGAAAGGCCGTGCCGCCAACCACTCGGACCGTCGGCGATCTGTTGCGCAGGTTCGAGCGGGACGTGGTTCCGACGAAGGCGCCGAAGACCCAGAAAGAGTATTCGAAGATGATCCGCCAACTGCTGGGCGCCTTTGACGAAGCCCCGGTAGAGGACATTACGCCGAGCACCATCGCTCAGTACCGAGACGCCAGGACGGCCAAGGTTCGAGCGAATAGGGAGATCACCCTGCTTTCCTTCGCCTACAACATGGCCAGGGAGTGGGGCATCACCAGCATGGAAAACCCCTGTCGCGGGGTGAAGAAGAACAAGGAGCAGCCGCGCGATGTGTACGTCACGGACGAGGTGTGGAAGGCGCTCTACGAGAAAGCCCCGGACGATCTGCGGGTGACGATGGACCTCGCGTATTTGACAGGCCAACGCCCGGCTGACGTGAGGAAGCTGCGCAAGAACGACGTTTCCGGAGACTACCTGCTGGTCGGACAGAACAAGACGTCTCGCAAGCTCCGGATACGACTCCGCCGCGCCGACGGACAGATGACCCAGCTCGGCCACCTGGTCGAGTCGATCGCCTCCGATTCTCCGGCACTGGTCACCAACGAGAAGGGCCAGCCGATGACAGAGAAGATGCTTCGCACCAGGTTCGATACCGCACGCAAGGCTGCGGCCGATGAGGCGATCAAGGCGGGTGACCAAGACTTGGCCAGGGAGATCATGCAGTTCCAGTTCCGGGACATTCGCCCCAAGGCGGCCTCCGATATCGAGAGCCTGGCCGACGCCTCAGACCTGCTCGGACACACGACTCAGGAGATCACGAAACGCGTGTATCGCCGGATCGGGAAGGCCGTGAACCCCGTTAGATAGGCATGAATTGCGGAAACGAAGACAAAATTTGTGGAAGCGATCAGTCTTAAGCTACTGATACACATAGAAAATCAAACATAAGGCAGAAGATCACCGGACCGCCGCCTCGGGCGGTTCGGGAATGCAGCGACGCATCTACCGCCTCAATGAGGGAGCAGATAGGCGTAATAGCGCTTGAAGGTCAGGGCTGCACGATTCATGCGCGGCACTCTACGCGCCTGTGCCGGGCTGTCAAGACTGGAAAGCGCCTCGACACGAACCGAAGCACTTCCCCGCAACAGAAGCGCAGCCTGGGAAAGTTTGCCCGCCAGTTATCCGCACAAATTTATGACGCCGGTTTCTCTACTTTGAAAAACAACGCAAGACCGGACATGGACTTCAATAACTCGACCGGAAGAAACCTATCAGCAAGGCAGTTGAATTTTTTCCGAAAGCAATAATTCGATACTTTTCTGGATTGGCGCATCATCTCGTAAAAATAGCGAACCGCTTCCCAGTACCCACGAATATCAATGGATCAGCAATATCCAGATGCTTATCGCGGCATTCGAAAAAACATCGACCAATTCCACTGACAGAATATCGGCGTCATTTGCCTAGCATGGATATTCCAAGTTCACCCTATCAACTTCCCAGATTGACACTCTCGCCGGCAGATCAGTAATTTTCAGCGACCAGCCGGCAAAGTACTTTTCCAGAGCGGCTGGCAACCGATAGTCACTCTATCTTCGCAAACCGATGTTTATGCGAGAGGGCCGGCTATCGCTCAAAACTTGATTGATGAAGGAATAGCGCCATGCAACTCGCCACACTTCAGGAACTGAGCTTCGATGAAATCGACCAGGTATCGGGCGCCGGACTCTTCAGCTTCGTCGGCGATGCCATCGTCGATGTGGTCAAGGTGTCCAACGACCTGCTCAACACGTCGGTCATCTCTTCGGTCGGCAAGGTGTTCAACGCCGTCGGCCTGACCCCCATCCATCAACTGGCCGACACCCTCGGCTACGGCGTGTTCAAGGGCGTCGCCGCGGTCGGCGGCCTGCTCGGCGGCGACACCAGCCGCATCGATTACCACTACGACACCGAGTGGACCTGATCCCAGGACCTCGGCCCGCTCCCGTCGCGGAGCGGGCCTCCACCGTCGCCGGAGACCCGGACGCCCCCGGCGGCGACCTAGGACCCGGCAACCGGGAAGGGGCGACCAGCGCCCCGATCAGGAGAACCGCCATGCACGACCCCATCCAGCAAGCCGACGCCTTCGTCGGCGATCCCGACCAGGAATCCGGCGGCCTGTCGCGCCGCAGCTTCCTCGGCAAGAGTGCCACGCTCGGCGCGGTCGGCCTGGTGGCCGGCTGGACCCCGGCCTTCGTCATCCAGCCCGCCGAAGCCGCCGCCAGCAGTTGTCCGGCGCCGGCAGGCTTTCCGGCCGGCCTCGAACTTTATCGGCGGGCGTTCCGCAACTGGTCGGGGGAAATCGCCGCCGACGACCTCTGGAGCTGCGCCCCGCGCACCAACGAAGAGGTTCTCGCGGTGGTCAACTGGGCCTGGCAGAACGGCTTCAAGGTGCGCCCGCGCGGCATGGGTCACAACTGGTCCCCGCTGCTGCTGAAAGGCGGCGAGAACTGCGAGAGCCGCATCGTGCTGGTGGAAACCAGCCGTTACCTGACCCGCGTACGGATCGACGCCCAAGGCGAGTTCGGCCTGTTCAGCGCGCAGACCGGCGTCACCATGGAAGCCCTGCTGAAACAACTGGAGCGGGTCAAGCTCGGCTTCGTCGCCACGCCGGCGCCGGGTGACCTGACCCTCGGCGGGGTGCTCGCCATCGACGGCCACGGCACCGGCATCCCGGCGCAGGGCGAAAGCCGCCTGCCGGGGCAGAGCTACGGCTCCCTGAGCAACAGCATCGTGGCGCTGACCGCGGTGGTCTGGGACGGCGCCGCCGGAAAATACGTGCTGAAGACCTTCCGCCGCGACGATCCGGCCTGCGCGCCGTTCCTCGTCCACCTCGGACGCGCCTTCATCGTCGAGGCGACCCTCCAGGCCGGGGTCAACAAGCGCATGCGCTGCCAGAGCTACGTGAACATCCCGGCGAGCGAGATGTTCGCCGCAGCCGGCAGCGGCGGAAGGACCTTCGACAGCTTCCTGCAGAAAAGCGGACGCGCCGAGGCCATCTGGTTCCCCTTCACCGACAAGCCCTGGCTGAAGGTCTGGACGCCGACCCCGCGCTGCCCGTTCGGCGCCCGCGCGGTCAACGGCCCGTTCAACTACCCCTTCTCCGACAACATTCCCAAGGCGCTGTCCGACCTGCTGGCGGCGATCAACACCGGCCACCCGGAACTCACCCCGCTGCTCGGCAAGCTGCAGTACGACCTGGTAGTGGGCGGCATGGCGCTGACCCTGGGCTACGACCTGTGGGGCTGGAGCAAGGACCTGCTGCTGTACATCAAGCCCAGCACCCTTCGCGTCACCGCCAACGGCTACGCGGTGCTGACCCGGCGTCGCGACGTGCAGCGGGTGATCAACGAGTTCTACCTGCAGTACCAGACGATGGTCGCCGCCTACCGCGCCAACGGCCACTACCCCATGAACGGCCCGGTGGAGATTCGCGTCAGCGGGCTCGACCAGCCCGGCGAGTCGATCGTTCCCGGCGCCCAGGTGCCCAGCCTGTCGGCGATCCGTCCGCGCCCCGACCAACCGGAGTGGGACACGGCGATCTGGCTGGACATCCTCAGCCTGCCCGGTACCCCGCAGGCCAATGCCTTCTACCACGAGTTCGAGGCCTGGCTGTTCGACCACTTCAGCGGCGACTACGCCTCGCTGCGGGTGGAGTGGAGCAAGGGCTGGGGCTACAGCCCCGCCGCCGCCTGGGACGAGCCGACGGTGGTCGACCAGTTGGTGGCGCAGTCGCTACGCCAGGGCCTGGTCGCAGACAACGATTGGGACAGCGCGGTGCGCCAGTTGAACGAAGCCGATCCGCATCGGCTGTTCAGCTCGCCGCTGCTCGACCGGCTGATGCCATGAAATGCCGCTATGCGAGGCCGTACTGACTCGGACGAAGAGCGGTTGGCCGGAGCCGATATGAATGAGCCCTCGATACGGCGTTGACTTGTTCAACAGGTCTTATCGAGGTGTCGCACGAACCGGCCTTAATCATTCGCAAAGTTTACCCGGAGTGGCAAACCTTCATCCGCCGAATATTGAAACTCATTGTCAAACGAATTATCGAGCCCATGAAAAACCGCTAATCCTGGCAGTTCATCCCACTCTTTCGGATTAGTACCATCGAATGGCTTTCCAGACTCACGGGAAGCCTAAAGGAGATATATGAAATGAAAGAACTCAATGACATTGAAGTCACCTGCGTTTCGGGTGGAACTCTTTCCGGCATGATCGTAGGCGCCGTCGACGGCGCCGCGACGGGCATGGCAATAGGCGGGAAATGGGGCGGTGCCGGCGGCTTCGGCTTCGGCGCTCTTTCCCAGTTGGTCGGCCTGATCGTGCCAACCGCCATGGGCGCTATTGCCGGGGGCACGGTCGGTCTCTTCACCAATGCAGAGACGGCTGTCGGTTACTTGGGCCAATACCGGGAAAACTTCGGTCCCGGTGATGTAGGCCGCACCACCATCTAATTAGAAAAGTCGCACTCCGGCACTTCATGCGTTTGAACTTTCGCAAGGGTGTCGGAGTGTCATGCAAGTATTATTCGAATCCAGGATCCAGCCACC